TCAGCCATTTTCAACATGTTCTCGTATTGTGATGGATTAATGAATATGTGTGTTGCATTGTATCCATGTTTAGACATACGGGAAATTGATGAAGCGACATCAGTTAATGTAAATGAGTTGAGACCTGTGGAGGTACATGCATTGTATGAAGCTGCACCAGATAAGATAGTTACGCCTTGATTTGCGTAATCGTCTAATCTACTTGCAGTTCCTGTCAATGTTGCTTTTGCTCCAAGGAATGCACCATTTTCTGCCTTACTGAAATCAGATAAATTAGATTCGTCTGAAGTTCCTGCTGCATATGCTCCACCGGCTTGCTCAGTAATGTCTGAGTAAGCTCCACCAGATAATACACCAGTTTGTAGAGTTGCGTCACCGATACCAAATATTACGTTTGTAACGTGTTGGGTCATGTGCCTGTCTACAGCTCTGCGGGCTTCATTCAAAGCCATTTCTACTTCGTTGAATCTTGAATCTTCAATCATTCTTCGGGTTACACCAATTGCTATACCCCACTCTTTAACTGCTACTCTCTCGGAGCGTAGTTTTGTGTGTTGGTATTGCGGAGTTGTACCTTCTTCTAGTTGTTCTAGCTTCATGCTAGGTTTGCCGAAAGTAATATCAATATTACCCCCTGTATCAGTAGACATTGGGTCTGCAAAGAATTGCATAACTGGAAGGTCTGCGACCTTGTAGTCAATTATTGCGTCTTTGTAGTCAATGAGTACTCTTTCACCTGTTCCACCAGTGTTGGCGTAGGAACCTGTGTTCAGGGTTGTCAATAGACCGGGAGTTGCGTCGACCATAGTTTATCTCCTTAGAGAGTCTGACACTTGGTCAGTCCTGCTCCACTGTTGTTTTCTAATGTGACGGCTTGAGCTTTTGGTGCAGTTGCTGCGTTTGTAGCTGTGACCAATTCTCCGGGCGTTGCTGCCCCCATCATCATAATGATACCTGCATTGACGTTAGCACATGCAATGTTTAGAATTACTCCAACACCTGTTACTAGAGACACTATTGCTCCAGCGTCGGCATCGACTAATGCTATTCCTGCGTATGCAAACTTAGCGGCGGCGTCACCTGTATCTGCTAGCTGCAATTTACCATTGGCATCAACGGTACATGCAGAGCCGGCGGTTATTGCTTCAGCTGCTTCGTATGGTAAAATACGAGCTGGAGCTCCACCATCGTTAATTAAAATTTCTGTTGCCATATTTAATCACCTTTTAGATAGTAGTCTCTGTTCAATTTGATTTTTCCATCAACTACTTTCATACCGAACTCTCTTTTGGTTTCTGGTACTTCACCTTCGTCAGATGATTTACCTTTTCCGAAAGAACGTTCGACGTCGTTGCTTGGCTCAGGCATTGCTGCTAGAGCGTCGCTAAATCCAGTCAATCTGGATTCATCCCAAGCGGAAAGTTCTTCGACACGAGCATCCTTTTTGTCTTCTTCGATTGAACCGAATAAGATTTCTTTGGATATAATTGCTTCTACTGCTTCAACTTTTCTTGCTTCTGCTTCTTTGGTTAATCGGTCTTCTTCTGCTTTCTTGAAAGTTTCTAATTCTTTCATAGCTGCTTTGAATTCAGATTCGATTTCCTTTTTAGATGCTTCTGCTTCTTCAAGTTGTGTGCGTAGAGAAGCGAACTCGCGTTCGACAATGCTTTCTGCGTCGGATTTTACAGTTGTTTCTTTTGTCTCTTCTGACATATTTACCTCTGTTTGTTCTGACTCGCATCCACAATTTCCTTCTTGGCCACCACAACCACAGTCGTGGTCGTCTTCAGGTTCTTGTGAATCACATTTCGTTTCTATAGTACATTCTTTACAGACTGGGTCCATCTTTTCATTGTCAATGAAACTTACCTCTGTAGGACGAATATTAGTGGCATAATTGTCACCCATGACGTCAATATCATTTGAAAACCAATCAATACTAACATGTGTCATGTCTCCTTCCTTAACTTTATTCATTACCTCTTGACCGCGGCCATGTTTATTAGATACTGTTGCCAACATCTTGATTGCGGTCTTTCCATTGTCCATCTCGACCAACTCAGGTTTCGTTGCCATGCCGATTAGGTCCTCAGTTGTTCTCTGATGGTCTACATATATGGGGAGTTCTGAAAATTTAGTTAAACTATCTTTCAACATACCTCCTTCTATATAAACTTTATGTTCTTCTCCGTCAACCTCATATTCATGAGGTCCGGATGTAATAGCGATAACTGGGAATGATACAGAGTCGACTCCCTCATCGCTGGAAAATGTCATATCTTCACCGTCAGCCACTGCTAATGCGAATGACCTACGAACAGGTTCAGTACTTTTGCCCTCTGCAAATTCCCGCTCTACGCCATTCTCATGAGCCCACATGCTACACATGCCGGCTGCAATCTCTTCGGGGTTATCAAAACCCCTTTTCTTCAGGTTAGCTTTTGTGTCTAACATACATTTGTCGAATGTCATGCTCTATCTCCTGTTGCGTTTGCGGAGGGTTTATTTCCCCTATTTTGTGCTCTAGCGGATTCTTCTTTCTTATCTTCGTTTTTTCCGCCAGAAATATTAGCATTCTTATCACTTTGTTCTTGTTTGATTGGTGATGCCTTAATATCTTCAGAAGTTTCCATATCTAGTTCAGCTACTCCTTCAGGGTCAAGACCTCTTTCCTCTCTCACTTCACCGGGTGATAATACACCTTCTGACAAATAAATCATATCTGTCTTAGCTTTAGTGAATGCGTCATCTGTATTAATTTGCCTAAACTTAAATTTAGCATCGCCTGACTCTAATTGAGGCATCAGCTGGGAATTAAGTGCTCCCTCTATCATTGTTTGTAGGTATCTAACGTAAGGTTCAAATATTGGACGAGCCTTTTCAGGGTCTGTCCACATTGTTTTTGGTGTTTTTAATGCTAAATGAATTTTATCTAATATATCATCTGTATATTTACCATATTCAAAAGCACGTTGTGTACCTTGTAACTCTTTGATAGTTATGTCGTTTCCATGGATTATATCTTCACCGGGCGCTAAAGTATTAAAAGCATCTACAATTTCATTAATTTTATCTGGACCATATGGCATATCTGGTAAACCACATGATACATCAAATCGACTAGATGCATATTTATTAAGGGCTGCACCAATATCTCTTTCTGCATAATCTTTTAAATCCACTAAATAGAGAATAGGATGTATATCTGATAAACCATAAGCAAAATCATCGAATTGATTATTTTTCAACTCTATAATCTCACTTTCTTCAAACCTAACGTTTTCTTCATCATCACCTATTTTTTGATAATAATATTCTATTTGTCCGTGCTCATTTCTTTTAACAAACATATTTTGACTAGAACGTACAATTAAATTATCTCCTGTCCATTCTAAATACCCTGTACCAAAAATACGAGCATTTCTTATCCATCCATATAAAATATGTTCAATATTTATATCACGGAACATTTCTTCTAACTCTTCCCTTACATTGTCATCGGCTGTAACTATATCAAAATTATCTTTGACAGCATACAAGCAAGGTAAATCAATTAGACTTCTTACAATAGGGTCTGATAGGTAAACATTCATATAAGTTCTATTTTTACCAATGTGTGGCTCATAGTCCTTATTTTGTGCAAATCCACCGAATCCCTTATTTATTTTAAGTCTTTGAATTACTCCCGCACCGTAACTTCGTGGGTCGTCTTTTTTATACGCAGGATTGCCACCAACTCGGGCAAAAGTGCGTCTAACTCTATCTATAAACGACATGGCTATTTATAATTAACTCTGATGGGTATATAAAGTTTTTGTTAGATTCCCCTTAAGGATTGCTTTAAAAGTCTAGGATTGCGTCTAGTTGTCGCAAAAAGTGGCCGTTTACTATAGGTTCCTGCGTTATTAGCGTTATTTCTACTTATTGGTCTAGATACAACACCTGCACCATAGTTTCCTGTCATAGGTAGCATACTTAAAGTAGCATGTAACCCCATTGCAGAACTATCACAATAATCATCGTGTTTACCACTTGGTGCTGAAATCTTTTCAGTTTTATCAGCAGCATCCATTGTATATTCTAAATCAATATGTTCTCTTGTCCACTTGTGAATTAACTTAGCTTCATTAGCAGGTAAGTTTTCAGGATTAGGTACTCTTACTCTTCCTTGTTGAATATATGATTGGAAATCTCTGTACATCTGAGTTTTAGTCC